GTGAATCTCCTTCACCCCATGAGGTGAATGTGATTCGCCCCACCCGTGAATCTCCTTCACCCGTCTTTTCCCTTGTTGAGGGAAGCTCTTTGATCCGCGAAACGTCGAGAGAATACTCGATTGTATACCCGTTCCCGTGCTTCCGCTGGCCGACCGCAACAACAAGACCGGCGCTCTCAAGCTGTTTGATCGCAAGCTGAACTGTGCGCTTCGACAATTCAGTGTCGGCGGCGATGTGCCCTTTGCTGGTCCAGATGCCACCGCCATCGTCGCTCGCCCTGTCGGCCATATACATCACAACGGCTTTGATTGGGGCGCTTCCAAAACGCTTCTTCTGGCAAATGCCTGACAGGATGTTGCTCATCTCGCGCCTCCATGCTTTTTCTGTTTCTCGGGGATCGAGACCGAGGTTTCCTCTGGCGGGTTCCCCCCGCCGCGCGGGGCGTAATCACCGGGGCGGGTCAACCGCTTGCGGCAGGGCCCTATCCACGCGGTCGCGGCGCCGGTGCTGCCCGGCGTCCAGACGAACCAAGAATAGGACGTGGCGGTGGTTGGCTTGCGCCCATCCGGGCCGGGCTGGTCCGGGTCCGGTGGCGGCCCCTTGTGCAGCACCACACGCTCGGCGAAGTGCAGGATCAGGCTCGGCGGGGTCTTCTCGAACAGCCCGAAGTAGCGCCCCTGCCCCTCCACGAAGCTCGTGCGCAGGAACATCGCCACCCCTCGGCGCGAGGTTGCCAGCGCCGTCTCGATGAACGGCATCGCCAGCCGAAACGGCGGGTTGGTGATCGTCCAGTCCACCGGGGTGTGATCGCCGAACAGGTAGTCGGCCACCGCGAACCCGACGCCGTAATCGTTCACGTCGCTCGCCTCGACGCGCCCGAAGGTCTCCGCCAGCGCGGCCGCCATGAAGCCCCGCCCGGCAGCGGGCTCGCGCGCCGTCATCGACCTGGAGGATACCGGGCCGCTCAGACGCTCCAGAAGCGCGCGGGTGGCCCACGGCGGGGTGTCAAAGCTGTCGAGGCTGTCTCGCGCCTCGTGGCGGCGCTGCATCACTGCGGTAGACATGTTCTGACCCATCACCGCCCCCCGCTGAACAGCGGCGCCGTGGCGGCCGCGTATGCGGGATCGAGCCGTGCGCACATCAGGTCCCAAACCGCCGCCGCGTCGGCCTGGTTGTCGTCGTCCGGGGTCCAGCCGCGCCGTTCACACATGGCGATGGCGGCCTGCTTCGCTTCGGCGCGCGGCAAGCGAGCGCTCCCGATGAAGTGCTTTTTGATTGTCGGCACCGGGAACATCTCGACAGGAACGCCCTTCCGATAGGCCCAGCCCCGCACGACAGCGCTCAGACCCATGAGGAGACCGTTTACCTTCGCGCTGTTGCGCCCGGCCTGAACCGGAGCCTCAAGGCCGATGTGGGTCACGCCGTGACGCTCGATCAGGTTGTGCACGAGGGATTGGACCTCCATAAACCGCGCATCGTCGGCTTGTGTTTCAAAATCACGGCCCCGGATGACGACTGGCCGCACTCGGTTCGATCCTCCCTTGGGCTGGCCACGCGTCGGTAGGCCGAAACGCTTGGCCGCCGCCTTGACGCCGGATCGCGTCATGTTGAAATGCTCAGCGATCTCACGGAGCGACACATTCTCCCGCCAGAGCCGTTCAATCTCGTCTCGGTCCTTGATCTTGGTCATGCCGAAACAGCCTTGAGCCATGCGACTCGGCCATCTTCCAGGTAGACTCTGGCGGCGCGACCACTTTTGCGGATTGCGCTCATCGTTGAGAAAACCGCGTTTGGCGTGTCGTCGATGATCTCCGCGATCTGCAACCCCGTGCGCGGCGTCTCGGTGTCGAGGGCGTCGATGATCTTATCAACGCGTGTGACTCGCCTGACCTTGACGATGGAAGGTGGAGCCGCTTCCATTTCCTCGCGCAGCAAGTCCTCGTCCCACTGGTGAAACCGATCATATGCCATAGAAGTTATCCTGTTCTTCATTTTCCCAAAACCTGTTCGTCGGCATGTGGCATCCGACGCGATCTGTGCCGATCGAGCCCATGCGCTGCTTCGCTGTGATGATTTCCATCTTGTTGCGAGACGCGGCGAGCGCGGCCTCGTAATCCGCTCTGGCACCGTCCTTTTCCGGCGGATGCTCGCGGGCGAGATAGTATTCCTCGCGGTAGCAGAACATCACCACGTCTGCGTCTTGCTCGATCGAACCAGAGTCCCGGAGGTCAGAAAGAACCGGGCGCTTATTGTCTCGACCCTCTACCGCCCGAGACAGTTGCGACAGCGCAATTATTGGAACGTCCAGAAGTTTGGCGAGCGCCTTGAGTCCCTGCGTAATCTCCGACACACGCTCGTTGGCGTTGTTGCCTCTTGACCGGATCAGTTGCAGGTAGTCGACCACCACGAGATCCAACCGCCCCTGCCGCTTCTTGACCGTTTTCAGCGCGGAGTGAATAGCGGCAATGTCGCGGACGTGCGGCGGCACAATGAACAGCGGCATGTCCTGGCTTTCCTGCGCGATGCCGACCACCTTGCGCATCTCATCCTCGGTCAGATCCCCCCGACGCAGCTTCTCATAGTCGATCCGCGTCTTGGCACCGATCACGCGCTCCATCAGCTCCGTGTTGGACATTTCCAGCGACACGAACCCGACGAACCTGCCGGCGTCCGCTGCCTTGATCGCAAATTCCAGCGCGAGGGCAGATTTCCCCATCGACGGCCGCCCAGCCACGATCACAAGGTTCTGCTTCCAGAAGCCCCCAAGACGCCTGTCGAGGGCACCAAGGCCAGTTGGGACCGACACCTGTTCGCCCGAATACGCGCGGTTGATGCTGCGCACCGTCTCCGTCATCGCCTTGAGTGCGGACACCGAACTCTCCTGCCCATCACGCTCCGGCAGGGCCATCAGCACAGCCTCGATACCCGCCTTGGCCACCTCCGGGTCATTGTCCCCAAGAACGGCGTCCTTGGCCCCTTCCAGCGCGCGCAGGAGCATTCTGCGCTGCCACAGGGCTTCGATATCGCGGGCGTAGTCGGCAATCCCGCTGGACATGATCGACGCACCGGCAAGCCGAACGAGATATTGACCGCCACCAAGCTCTTTCAGCCCTTCATGTGCCGCCATACCTGATGCAATCGTGTTCACCGTTGCGATGTGATCCTTTTCGATCCGCCCTACGATGTGGGCGAAAATATCGGCATGGACCGGCTCGAAGAAGTGATCCCGCCTCGTGATGCCAGAAATCCGATGAAGCAGATCGTTGTTCACAAGCAACGCGCCAAGCAGTTGTTGCTCCAACTCGATGGAATGCGGATCGGTCTGGAATGATGTCTCAGCGTTCATTGTGCGGCCATCGCTTCAAGAATGGCGCGCCCAATGAGGTCTGGAATTTGTCGCGGAAATTCTTCTATTTTGCAGAAGGCAACCGTCTCAAATCCACCCGTGCGATCGAGGCCAAGAGTGAACCCCACTATTCCGCTGAAAAGGTCAAGGACGCGGAGCTTGTTCATCCCCGCCCCCATTCTTTCACAATCTTCTGGTAGCGGTTGACGGGCTCGGACGCGGGGGTCCGCAGCTCTTCGTCGTTCCACCGATCGTTGGTCAGCCACCCCTGCGGATATTTGACATTCGGACGGAACTCACCTGGTCCAGCCTCGGCCAGCCATGCCGCGTATCTCTCCGCTCGCTGAATTATGATTTCTGCCGGTGCGCGCTTGATCGCCTTGGCAAAGGCTTTTTTGGCTTCTGGCTTTCCAGACTTCTTGGGAAAGACCTTCCAAAACCTTTCAAAGAGATCATCAACGGAAGTGTCTTGTGATTCCGGTAGAGAATTTGCTGAGAAAAGATCATTCCCCCTTGGGGGTAAGGGGGGTTCTTCTTTAAGGACGGTTAAGGGACGGTTCGGGTCCAGTGGCTTGACCTCTTGGGGTCCAGTGGCTTGACCTCTTGGGGTCAACTCATTTGACCCGTCCAATTTTGGACCTCTTGCATCGTCTACCTGAAATTGGTCCTCAAAGGCATCTTCCAGCGCTAAAACAGCGCCGACATTGACGGCATATTCGACAGTGTATCCGTGCGGAGATTTTCGCCTGCCACGGTCGATCAAAATCCCCTCAGCGATGAACGCCTTGATCGTGTCGAGCACCGTCTGCTTCGAGCATTCGACTTCCTTGGCAATCCGAACCTTGGAGGCCCAGATACCAGACCCATCATCGTTCGCGCGCTCGGCGCAGTATGCCAGGATCGACTTTCGGGCCATCGAACCTACCTTCTTGCGATAGACAAGTGCGGCAACATAGCGGCTCATCCGAACAACCCTCCCACTGGTTTTGCTTGATATTTCTGCGCCTTGATCGAGCAGGCGTAATCCCATGCGGCAGCGGCGTCGGCTGCGTCCGCGTCTGGCACCTTCCAGCCCAGCACTTGGCACCGCTGAATGATCACATCCTTGATCGCCTTTTTCGCTGCACCGCGGTTCAGGCCGGGAAAGTCCTTCACGGTCAGGTTCTTGCCGACGAAGTGCTTGCGGATCGCGGCGATGTGCAGCGGCTCACAGGCAACCCCGTGCATGAACGCTACGCCCCGCACACAGGCTAGAAGCCCGATCAGGTAGGCAGATGCCTTCGGACCCCCTACAGCGGCCTCCACGGCCACGAAATCGGGCTTGTGCGTCTTGATCAGGTGATTGGTCAGCCGGATTGCCTTGGAGAACCGCCTGTCGTCAGGCGGACCACCGAGATATTCCGACCAGCACAGGGGCACGCCGCCGGACGAACCGACGGCGATACCCACATGACTAGCTACGTCCAAAGCCAGGACTTTCACGCAGCATCCCCACCGAAGTGCGGCCTTGCGACGTTCTCGACCGCCTCAAGGTCCGCATCCATCGCGGCGCCGATGGCTTCCACGGTGTCGCCATCCAGTCCGAGGTTGTCGGCCACGTCCTCGTCGCACGCTTCCTGCCATCCCTTGTCCCAGAGCTGGTGATGCACCGTCTCGGTCGCCTCATCGAACGGGTTTTCGGGCTTCAACCCATTCTTGTAAGCCGCCGAGCCGCGCCCGAATGCGTCTTTCACGAAGTCGGTTGCGGTGAAGCCGTCCGGGTCGGAAATCTCTACCTTGAACTCCATCTCCGCCGTGCCCTGGCCCGCGACATGGGACTCGATCATCGGCAGCGCGGCCTTGAGGGACATGATGATGTCCATCGCCTTGTGCTGGCCGTCTTCCTTGTCGTTGACCTTGACGATCTGCCGGCACCACGCGAGCGCCTTGCCGTTCATGCTGGTCTCGTCGAGGAACGCGCCGATCTTCTGGCGGGTCTCTCCGGCGGAGGATGATCGCTGATGGTCTTCGCGGTTGCGGGCGTGAATGAAATCAATCAGTTCGTCGTGTTCAATGCTCGGGCCGTCGTAAGCCGCGCGCACGTCTTTGCCTTCGGTCATTCAGTCGTCCTTTCGAGAAAAGGCCCGGCACCACGAGGGCACCGGGCAGTTGAACAGAGAGGTGTTGTGGGGGAGTTCGCACGCAACCCCGCTCCCTCGGTCAGGATTCACAAGGCCAAGGAGAGCCCAGCCTGCGTAATCAGACATTCTCGAAGAAATCGGCGGGCGCCAGATCAACCTCCCCGCGCCGCGCCGCCTCCATGAGCTTCTTTTGCGCCACGGTTGGAACCCATCCGCCCGTGCCGCCTTGTTCGCGTGGGTATGTCCACTTGTAGACGGTTGACAGCGACCGGCCAATCAGCCCGGCCACGATTTTCTCGCCACCGCACTTGTCAATGACGTTGCGCGCGACAGGGGATACGGAGTGTTCGTTTTTAGCCATGACCTTGTTTTGCGTTTTTTTAGCGCGGTGTCAACTTTTTCGTTTTCGTCTTGACTGGCAGTTTTCGTTTTCGTAAAACTACCTCAGAACAACGTGGAGTTGGCAACATGAAATTCGACATTCGCAACAGATGGACAGGCGACGTCCAGTTCACCGCAGAGATCGAGTGCGCAGATGATGCGTTGACATCGGTAAAGATCGGCCTTGCGGTGAGGTGGGCTATCAAGACCCGCACGAACCTCTCCCGCACGAACCTCTCCGGCGCGAACCTCTCCCGCACGAACCTCTCCGACGCGAACCTCTCCGGCACGGACCTCTTCGGCGCGAACCTCTCCCGCACGGACCTCTCCGGCGCGAACCTCTTCGGCGCGAACCTCTCCCGCACGAACCTCTCCGACGCGAACCTCTTCTGCGCGGACCTCTTCGGCC